TATATCTTAATATAGATAGTACTGCTGAAGATGATATTAAGACACTAAGTTTCTCTAGACAAATCTTTAAACTGCCAAGTGCTTACGAAATTCATAAGGACATGTTAAATGTATATCACTTTAACAGATTTGCCAAGGGTGAGATCAAATTAGCATCAACTTTGAATTATTATGACACTACGATAACTGTTGATGATTCTACTACATTGTCAGACCCTATTTCTAGCAGAAATATTCCAGGAGTTGTTTGGATATCTAGTGAACGTATTGAATACATGACTAAAGTTGGTAATGTTTTAGGACAGTTAAGAAGAGGAACCCAGGGTTCTCCAATAGGGGAAGTTTACAATGTTGACACCGCAGTTGTTGACATTGGGCCTCAAGATACTATTCCTTACAACGAAACACAAGAAAGAACGGATTTCTACAGTGATGGTAGTTCTGTATTAATTGGACCGTTAGAATATGTGCCTGCTAAGGGTGTCCGCAGCGGCATTTGGTACAGAGACACAATTTCTACAGAATACGGCCCTTGCGATCAAATTGAAGTGTTTGCAGGTGGTCGCAGATTACGTAAAGATCCTGTTGATATTTGGGTAGAAGCAAACGGTGCATATAGTCCTGCTGCTGACGAGACTGCAGAAGCAGAATTTTCAGTAGACGGCGCAGCAGCATACATTCGCTTAACAGAGCCGCTAGTAGCAGGAACTAGAGTAACAGTGATCAAGAGAACAGGTAAAACATGGTATGATAGGGGTGCAGCGACTGCAAGTGCAGGGGCTACATTGCTTGATAATACAAGTGCTATTGCTAAATTCATTGCGCAGAAGAGCACGTCTATACCTGAATAAATACATGATGATGGAGTCAAACGAGAATAAAATGCCGCAAAATCAAGAAAAAAATACACCTGCCCAGGAAGCTCGCCCTAATGAAACAGGCGGGTTTCACTTTGAAGGGCACATCAAGATCTGGGATCCAGAGTCAGCAGAAGTTTATATTGACAAACGAGCATAGAATGAATATATTTAAACCTACACATCTATATATTAAACAACATTATGTTACAGGTATGTATTATTTTGGTAAGACTACTCGTTCTGAAAAATTTCTTTTAGAAAAATATAACGGCAGCGGCAAGCACTGGAGTAACCATTTAAAAAAGCACGGATCCGAATCTGTAAAAACAATATGGTATGAATTATTTAACGATATTGATGAGTTGACGGAATTTGCGTTGTTCTTTAGCGAAGAGATGAATATAGTAAAATCAAAAAAATGGGCAAACGAAAAGGTTGAAAATGGATTAGGCGGGAGCAGTATTGGGAGACCTGGATGGATACCGGCAGATTCTACTAGAGAATTATGGAAAAAACAAAGAACAGGTCGAATTACGAAAGATTCAACAAAAAAGTTAATGAGTGAACAGCGATCTGGTAATAAAAATCCGTTTTATAATAAAATTGATAAGGAACATCCATTGTATGGTTTTAAACATACCGAAGAGGAAAAACAAAATAGATCGCTGCGTGCTTCTAAACAATTTAAAATTACCTCTCCTGCCCACGAAGAATTAATCGTCATCAATTTAACTAGATGGTGCAAAGAAAATAATATAAATTACTTTACAGTATATAATCAATTAAAGGGATGGAAATGTCAACTAATTTAGTAGAAAAAACAATGACCACATTTGAAGGGCACATTAAAATATATGATCCCGAGACCAAAGAAATTTTTTGTGATCGTAAAAATGCCATTCACTATGAAAATATGTCAGTGGCAATGGTACAGAGTTTAAGTAATCAAGGTCAAGGAACTGTACATCAAATGGTGTTTGGAACCGGCGGCACTATTGTTGATCCTACCGGATTGATTACTTACTTGACTCCAAATACTATTGGTATAAACTCAAGTTTGTACAACCAAACATATAGTAAAATTGTCGATCAAAATTCTAGCTCTAATACAGATCCAGTTAGAAACAAAATGGAAGTTAGACACATCAGTGGTGCTACTTACAGTGATATTTTAATTAGTTGTTTATTAGATTATGGTGAGCCTTTAGATCAACAGGCGTTTGACAATTCGACAGACATGAACGGTAACTTTGTATTTGATGAGTTAGGATTAGTCAGTTACAGTCCAAGCGGAACTGGCAAATTATTAACTCATGTAGTGTTCCACCCTGTACAAAAATCCCTAAACAGATTGCTTCAAATTGATTATACAATTCGAGTACAGAGCTTAACCGGTTTTACAGGAGCTTAATAGATGTCATATACCGTTAATTTTACAGATAGTGCAAATAAGACTCCTATTACAGTATTTGATAACACTTCAAATACAGATACTAGTATAACATTTCCAGGCCGTAATGTAACAGGATACGGACAGATTATTGCAGAAAATTTTCTTTCTCTATTAGAAAATTTTGCATCATCAACGGAACCAGTTAATCCAACTGAAGGGCAACTTTGGTACGATAGTAACAACGGTGTTATGATGATATGGGACAACACTAGTTGGAAAGCTGCCTCTGGTATTCAAAAAGGACCAACAGAACCTGCTACCGAAGCCAGCAAGATTGGCGAATTGTGGGTCGACACTACTAACCAGCAGTTGCGAATTTTTACAGGTACTAGATGGTTATTAGTTGGTCCTGCTGAAAGTTCAGTAGACGGACTAAGATATGGTCCAGTGGTTGAAAGTGTTTCAGACTCTGATAACATAACACGATATCTTCTAACATTTTATATTGCAGATATTCCTGTTATTATTTTCTCAAAAGATAGTTTTACTCCCAAGGTTATTATTTCTGGATTTGATATTGTTAGATCCGGAATCAATATGGCTGCTCCAACTACCTCCGGCGAAATTGAGAACTTTATTGGTGGATTTCTCCCTTCAGTATATGGTACAGCTAAAAACGCCGATGCTCTCAATGTAGGCGGTGTTGAAGTTGCAGCTAGTAAATTTTTAAGATCAGACATTACCAATACTACTGATTTTGGTATTAACGTTAGAAATAATAATGGATTAATCATCGGAGTTGATGGCACATTTAATGTTGGAACTACTGCAACTAGTGCAAAAATTTACAACTCTGCGGCTGGCAGCTCAATCGATCTCCAAACCAACCGCAATGGTATTCCAGCAACTATTTTACGGGTAGTTGGTAACACTATTGGTATTAATCAAGCAACTCCGTCAGAAGCATTGGATGTAGACGGGAATATTAAATCTACAGGTGCAGTAATTGTCACAGATGTTACTGCAAGTACTAACCTAAATAACGGTAGTATTAGAACATTAGGCGGCATTTCGATTACTAAGAATCTATTAGTTGGAGATGGAGCAAGCATAACAGGAACACTTCAAACTAACATAATACAACCAAGTGTAACCGATGTACACGATCTAGGTACAAGTTTAAAACGTTGGAATACGGTAAGAGCAAAAACTATTGTAGCTGACACAATCCAAGGTGTGCTAGATGGCAGCATTAGCGGGAACGCAAACACCGCAACAAGTTTAAAAAATATAACAACTTTTCAAATGTCAGGAGACATGGTTAGTCCAACAGTATCATTTGATGGACAAACTGGTAGTTATACTAAAATTTTTAATACTACATTAACTTCTAATATTATTTCTGGCAAAAGTGATCCGTTTCCAAACATATCTAAAAAGACAGATTATGTATTAACCTATCGTGCTAGTGAATCTTCAGCAGCATCATCGGGGCTGTTAAAACAAACAAGAGACACATTTATTGCTGACTTAGGAATCCCACTAGGTGCAATGCTTCCTTATGCAGGCCCTGCTGCACCTTACGGGTTTTTACTGTGTGACGGATCTGAAATTGAAAGAGCTAAGTATCCAGATCTATACGATATTGTTGGAACAACATATAACGGCACAACAGCATTATTAGGAGTTAATACTTATAGACTTCCTGATTTACGAGGTAGGATGCCGCTCGGTAAAGATAATATGGACAACGGCGGAACTGTTCCTGTAGTCACTGGTGGTTTTGTTGATGGTGGTGGTGGTACTGCTGCTCGTGTAGCAGACATCAAGGCACAGACTCTTGGCGGAAGTGCTGGTCAAAGTTCCGCTACCTTAACACTGGCTAATTTGCCTGAACATAGTCACACACTAAGTTCTGACAGACAAGATTACGCTGCGGTAGCAGTTACAACAACTATTGATCCAGATGCAACTACTGGTCTAGGACCAACTGCACCAGGACAAGCACAATATTTAAAAGACTCTGGAGGCATTAAAAAACCAACAGGAACTACACTAAGTACCCCAGTGGGTATTATGAATCCTTATCTAACAATTAATTATATTATTAGATCAGGTCCCCCGGTATTTTAATTAGGTAAAAACATGGCATATCAAATTAACAAAACAGACGGAACAATTGTAGCAACAGTAGCTGACGGACAAGTGGATACGTTATCAACTGATCTTACTCTTATTGGAAAAAATTATAGTGGGTTTGGCGAAGCATTAAATGAAGATCTTGTAAAGCTCTTAGAAAATTTTGCCAGCACTTCAACCCCTACTCATCCAATTAGAGGGCAGATTTGGTTTGATACATCAGAAAATAAATTAAAAGTCTACAATGGTATAAGTTTTGTTCCAGTTAGTTCTGCAACTATTTCTAATACACAACCTGATACGCTGGCTATTGGTGACTTATGGTTTGATAATACAGCAGCTCAACTTTACTTTTTTGACGGAACTAGTCCAATTTTATTAGGTCCTGCTTATTCATCGACACAGGGACTAAGCGGATTAAAAGTTGAAAGTATTTTAGATACACTGAACCAAACTAAAGTTATAACTTATTTTTATAATAACGGTATTTTATTAGGAATTTTTGCCAAAGATAGCTTTACTCCTAAAACAGATATTGTAGGGTATACTGGAAGCATTGAACCAGGGTTTAACGCCGGAACATTACCAGGAATTAAATTTAACGTAACATGTACTAATGCCGAGCAACTAGGCGGAACTCCAGCAACTACGTATGTTAGATCCGACACTTCAAATGCTATTAATGGTCAATTGAGAATTACAACAGACTTAGGTATTGTTGTAGGATCGGCTGGACAAATGAGTTTGTATGTTACAGCAGGCGACATCTACATGTCTAATGCTTCAACAGATAAAAGTCTAATTCTAAACGTTAGAAAAGGCATTGCACAAGAAAATGCCATTGCTATTGATGCTGCTAACAGAGTAGTTTCGATATACAATGGATACACAGATAGCGTAACAAATATAGGCGGAGATCTAATAGTTACCGGAAACTTAACAGTGGAAGGCTCGACTACTACTCTTAACACAACAGATTTAATTGTTGAAGATAAAAATATTGTCATTGCTAGTGTTGACTCTCCAACAGATACTACTGCTGACGGCGCCGGCATTACAATTAAAGGCACTACCGATAAAACAGTTTTGTATTCAGAATCAGACAATTGGTTGGACATATCTGAAACCGTTAATCTAGCATCCGGTAAAGCTGTATACATTGATGGAACATTGGCCATTAACGGAAACAGCCTAGGGTCTGCAATAACCAGTATTCCAGGTGTTACTTCTTTCGGTAAGCAAACTGTTATCAACGTCGGCCCCGGAGCAACACTTGATCCAGCATGGATGCGTTTAGAAAATAATAGACTTTCCACTGTATCAAGCGATTATGATCTAGAACTATTTCCGGATGGCACAGGCAACATTGTTGTCAACGGCACAGCCCAAATTAAAGAACTTGCCGACCCAACAGACTTACAGGATGCTGCAACTAAAGAATATGTTGACAACACAATTGAATCTCGTCCTTTGGTATTTGCAATGGATTTATCAGACGGTAAATCAAACACATACATTATTGCAAACGTTTTAAACAACCTTGCTCCTGTTGCAGAATTAAGAGCAGGAACTGTGGCGAGAATACTGTGTACATTGTTAAGCAATTCTACATCAAGTTTAAATATAAATTCATTACCGCCAGCAATATCTACCCAAGCATTTTTAACTGACCTTAGCGGTAATTCAGCAAATGCCATGACAAACATATCATTCCCAACCGCAACAATTCCTGCACCTAGTGTTTCTACAACAAGAATTATTAAAGTGTTTCAAATATTTGGCGGAGTATGGTCATGGCAGTCAGATACAGTTTTACCAGCATAACGGAATCAGGAGCGACATAGATGTCCTATATTATTAATAAATTTAACGGCGAACAGTTAATAGTTCTACAAGATGGAACTATTGATACTACCACTAGTCTTAATCTAGTGGGTAGAAATTATGTAGGATATGGCGAAGCACAAAATGAAAATTTTGTGTTTATGCTAGAAAATTTTGCCAATCCTAGTCCTCCATCGAGACCGCTGCAAGGTCAAATTTGGTTCGACACCACAACCAACGCTGCTAATGTGTATAACGGTACTGCATGGTCTCCTATAGGCAACGCAACTCTTAGCGTTACATCGCCTACTGCTCCTAACAATGGAACACTATGGTTAGACACTACTGCAAATCAATTAAAAATTTATACAGGTACTGATTGGGAATTAGTAGGCCCTGAAGCAGTTGCAGAATTTGGAACCACACGAGCTAGGTCTGTATCAGTTGACGACTCTTTAGGAAATCCTAAACCGATAATTATTATAGAAACCGACGGAGTCCCACTGGCTATCTGCTCGTCAGAAGCATTTACTATCAATACTGGATTTTCAATTACTGGATTTAGTAATAACTTGATATCAGGAATTAATTTATCAAATACATCTAAAATAAACGGTAGTATTACAGGTAATGCAGTTACTGCTGATAAGTTATCGACTTCTAGATTTATTAATAATGTTCCGTTTGACGGAACTTCGAATATTACACTTAGTGCATCTACTACTAATTTGTTAGTAAGCGGCACTTATATTTTAGGAAATGATTTCAACGGAAATGTTACAACAACTTGGTCAGTTGATGCTACTCCGTCAAATGTTATCGGAAAAGTTGTTGCTAGAAATAGCACAGGTGGATTTTCCGCTGGACAAATTACAGCATCATTTGTTGGGGAGTTAACAGGAAATGTAACTGCAACTTCCGGATATAGTTCTTTTAATGAAGTAAGAGCAACAACATTTGTTGGAGCTACCTTAACAGGAACTGCCAACGCTGCAAATCAATTAGCAAATACTCGAAAAATTAACGGTGTTAACTTCAATGGTACTAGTGATATTACTATTACTTCCGCCGCTGCAACACTAACAGGTAACACCCTGGCACCGACTGTTGCATTATCAAGTTTAACATCAGTTGGGACTCTTACTGCATTAGCAGTAGCAGATGCTGGTATAGATGTAGGATCAGCTAGTCAATTAAAAATGTTTGTTGATGCTAGCACTCCGACTATTAGGTCAGCTACCGGTACTCTAAATTTTGATATGGGCAGTACAGGGCCCGATGTTTCGTTTGTCAATGCAACACGATCGTTGTCCTTAGGAGGCCCAAATGCTCCTGCAATAATTGGTGATAATACTACCAACCTTGGCATAGCCGGTTATAAGTTTAATAATGTCTATGCAAATAATTTTGTAGGCAATGCAGATACTGCAACTTTGGCAACTAGTTCTACTAATTTAGTAGGTGGCGGCAGCGGCGCACTACCTTACCAGT